CTGGTACTACTATCACCTTAAATGGTGCTTCTGGTAATGCCAATTTCGGAGGAACACTTGATGTAACAGGTACTTCCACACTAACCACAGTCAATGCTTCCAGTGTAACCACAACTGCTGGTGTAACAGTCGGTGGTTCTATTATCGTTAACTCTACTAAGTTCACAGTTGCTGGTGCAACTGGTAACACAGTTATTGACGGTACTTTAGATGTTAATGAAGCAACAACAGTCACTGCTGACCTTAACGTAACAGGTGCAGTTGACTTTGATACCACTCTTAATGTAGATGGTAACTCCACCTTCAGTGGAACTATCACACAGAACAGTACATCACTCTTTAAGGATGATGTTGTTGTTAAGGGATCTACTAAGACACTTAAGCTACAGAATGGTTCTGGTACTACTAAGGTAGAATTACAATCCACCTCAGGTAACATTACTGCTGCTGGATTAACCACAACTAATAGTCTTGACGTAACAACTAATACCACCATCGGTGGCACACTCGGTGTAACGGGACAGATCACTGGTGATGTAACTGGTGACCTGACTGGTAATGCTGACACTGCAACCCTAGTTGGTGTTACAGATACTACCTCATCAAACTTAACTTACTATCCTACATTCGTTTCTTCGAATACAGGTAACACTGAGGTACGTACAGACTCTACTAACCTTACCTATAACCCATCTACTAACAGACTTACAGTTACTAACTTCAGATCAACTACTGACTTTGAGGTTCAGGGTAACTTAACTATTACTGGTAACATCACATACGGTCAGTCACAGGTTGGTAGTATTGCTAACCATGATACTGATGCTCTATCAGAAGGATCAACTAATCTTTACTTCACTAATGAGCGTGTAGATGACAGAGTTGATGCTCTTATCACTGGTGGCACAGGTATTACTGCTACCTATGATGACGCAGGTAACATCTTAACCTTGAGTACTACTCAGGCAGATATCAATACCGACAATGTTACTGAAGGC